TTATCATTTATGATAATTAAGTTAAAAAGGGTTGCGGTTGCTTGTTGCCCGTTTACCCAAATGCTAATTGGTTGTATTTGTTTCATATTATTTTATATTAGTTCATTGTTATATTTGCTATGTCAATACTATAATCGACATTGTTTGTCATATATTCAATAGTTACAAAAATTCCGTCAGAAGTTCCTGAAGTATATGCTGTTATAAAATCAATTTCAATATTCATACCAGCAATAGATACTAATAAAAAATTACCACCGCCCCCCCAACTTGTCAAATTACTTAATAAATTTAAACTACCTACTGAAAAATTAATTTCAAAACCTAATGGATCCCTATTATTATATCTTGCAGAATGTCCATAAACTTTGCAAATTGTTGTTGAATTTAAGTTTGTTTGAGAATTAAAAGGGATAATTAATTTATTACCCAATGTAACAACAGAATATTGTCTAACTATAATTCTTTTTTGTGCTGACCCTTGAGCATTTCCATTTGCAGATACTACATTTTGAACTTCATTTGTAGTGTATGAAGTTATAATTCTACCCTGTGTATATAAACTACCATTAATTTGTAATTTATTTCCATTATCGACAACTCCGCCAACAAGAAAATTTCGTGCTGCCGATATTCTTGCCGCCTCTTGTGTATTTGATGTACCGGCATCATAAATACCAAATAACATTGGACTTGCCGTTGTACTACCATTGAAAATACAAAAATCTCTATCAACTGAACCTTGAATAAAATTATTTGCTGCCGTTGAAATACCTAAACCGGCTCTTTTAGTTGCACTCGTTTGTGAATTGTCTATTCTTATACTTGGAGCGGTTGTACTAACAATTTGCAATTGTTGGTCGCCAGTATTATTTTCAATAACAACTTTTTTTGCAAATGTACTTTGCCCACTGGCTCTATTAATACTTAATGGAGCATCTACAAAAGTTCCGGCATCATCATATCTTCTAATTGCTAAATCCGAACCGCTACTACTTCCACTTTCAGTTCCGTCTACTCTAAACGCCCAACGTGGTAAATTTCCAGTTCTAAAACTAAAAATTCTTGGAACTCCATTGTTTGCATCAAAAATTATTCTTCTACTATTTGCACCGGCAAATAAATTTATATTTCCGGTAGTTTCAAAACCACCATTTGAAGCTACTACATAACCATCTATTGCCCTAACTCTAAAATTTTCATTTGGAGTTATTGAATTATATGTTTGTTGTAATACTAAATCACTATTTGCATAATTATTTGTATTATCAATATTTACAACTGGTGTTGATAATGTTGTACTTCCATTTAAAAGCCCATTTACATAACCACCTGTTGTAATTGCGCTTGTGCTATCACCTACTAAAACATCACTTGGAGAAATACTTGTTCCACGTCCTTTAAACATAAAAATATCAGGTGCTGCACCAATATTTCCATATTCTTCTAACCACAAAGCAACCGTATTTGCATCTCCTTTTGCTGCAAAACTTCTTGTTAAATCGCTTGGCGTTCCAACATAATAATTTGTTGCCTTTATAGTTCCTAAACTTGTTAATGCGTTTGTAACATCATTATAAGTTAATCCACTATCTCCGGCAATACTTGAAGTACCATTAAAAAATGTTACTTGCCCGGCAGCTCCGCTACCGGTTATCGTTCCGGTTCCCGGACCGCCTATTAAATCCCAACCCGTACCATTATCACGATAAAATGCAAATGTATCAGTTGATACAAATATTCTACCTAAAAATCCGGCGGCGGGTCTATTAGCTAACGTGTCGGCAAAAAAAGCCGGTGTTTGCCGTTGGTTTAATATTGATAAATCTATATTAGGCATTTTTTAGATAGTTTTTCTTTACTGAAACTAAATTGTTTGAACCACCAGTGTTAATAAATGTTGCTAACAATCTTGTTGTTAAAAATTCTCCGGCATTACCTTCAATTTGAAAACTTTGATTTTGTTGTAAAACAATGCTATCAATTTGAACGGCATTCGTTCCGTAATTAACAAATAATATACTATTGCAATCGGTTGTGATATATCCGTTGCTATCGTATGTAATCATATTTATATCAACTGGAATTAAACCGGCTTTTATTTCAAAATTGCTCATTTTTTTATTTTTAAAGGTGTAAGGAATGAATTAAATAGAATAAGGAACGCCCATTTTTTTTCCGCTTATAGTAGTACCATAAAAAGATTGATAACTTTCAATTTCTTTTGGTTTACTTACTTCTCTTATTTGCTCCAAAATTGGCGTTGTAACATTTTCGGAACTATTCAATTGCATCACTACGTCTTGTACTGAACTTGCTACATCTGGTACAAATTCCCCTTTATCTAAGGGATCTACAATAACCGAACCTTTGTACTTCTTTTTACCATTTTTATAAAAATAGTAAACTGCTGCACCACCTAATAATAACAATAATAATGATAAGCCTTTATTTTTCATTTTAACTTCTTTTTAAACCATTAACGTATGTAATCAATTGATTAACTTGGTTAGCGCTAAATCTATCAGCCGGATAAGATAATAACGTGCCACCTAATAACCAGTTCAATAAATCTTTTTTATATTTTTCATTGAACTTATATGCCAAATAAGATATTTGTGTTTGCGTTTTAAGTGATTTAAAAACGCCTAAAACAGCATCAAAATCATCATAAAAGTATCCGGGTGCATTCCAAATTGTATCAATATATTTATTAACCGCATCATTTTTTATAATAAGTGCATTTGGTACACTTCTCCAATAATTAGGATTGAATGCAGAACCCGGCTTTGTAATTTCCTTATCTACATTTTTTTCCTCATCACTTTTACTTAAACCAAAACTTTCGGATAGTGGTTTAAATATTTTGGTATATGCAAAATATAAAACAACCCCACCGATAATTAAATTTTGGTTATCCTTAAAAAAATTACTTTGAGCCATTTTATAACATCATTAAAAGTGATTTTAATTTCATTGAGTTCATTTCATCTAATTTTCTTAAATGCTCAATGCTTACACCCTTATCCATTAAAGAATGTAAAATTTTCAACGCCTCATCAGTATCATCAATTCCCGCTATTCCGGTAGGCGCACCCGTTTTTGTAAACATATTACCAACCAATCCCATAACTGCCGTAATAATCGTTTGTTGTAATTCCGGATTGCTTAACATAGCATTAATGGGTGATTGCTCCACTTCTTCTTCTTCTTCCATTTCGCCAATACTTTCAAGCGCACTTAAACGTGATTGCATTAACGCATTTTGTTCTACTAATTTTTCTAATAACATTTCAGTTCTCGGACTTCCAACATTCCCCATTTGGTTCATAGGTAAAAATTGTTGCGGTCTATTTAACTGGAATGAAATAGAAGTAAGGATAGGCTCTTTTTTCCTACCCTTACTTACTTTTTCCTCACTAATAACTTGTATTAGGTATGGATTATAGTTTTCTACATTGTTGCGGAGTTGTGTTAGTGCCATTTGCAATTCCTGACGCCCTATTTCTTTATCCCCGCTAAAATTATAACGCAAATATTGTGGACTTGGGTTCACACCGGCATACACTTTATAATCGTTACCTTCTGCGGTATCGTAAAAATTAAGGACTTCATCTATTGTAAATATTTCGGGTCTAAACGCTGCCATAACAAATAAGATTTTACATATAATAATAAACGCCAAATGAATAAGCCACACCGGTAGTTGCTAATGCAGTCGGTAGGCTAATATAAGATTTAGTCCAGCTAATATCTTGGTCATTCATTTCCGGTAACTCAAACACATAAGCTCCACTTCCTTTTACAATGTTAGATAGTGCAACCAGTGGCAATTGATAAATCAATTGTAAATCGCCTTGATATAATGTCAAATAAGATTTACTTAAATCGGCATCAGTTACGCCGGGTAAACCTGACAAAATACTAAACGGGGTTGCGTTAATATTGTAAACTTGTATAGCTTGTATGTGGGCTGACCTCAATTGAGGCTGGTCCGCAAAAAAGAACTTTGTAAGGGTCGAGCCAGTTTGCACTGGTACTTCCAACCCTTGAAACCTTTTTATTCTCATACAATTTTTTTAAAAATAATAAAATAGGGTGGGGCAATTGCGCCCCCACCTGCGCGGCTTTTATAGTTAGCCAAACTATATTTTACAAAACAATTACTTAACTGTTGTAACATTTTGTAGAAGCAACCCGCGTTGTTGTACGCAAATAAAACTATTTGCAGTAATTGTAGCAGGAGCGCCACCGGCAATCAATTGGAAATTGATATTTGCAGCACCATTCATAACAATACCAGGCTCAACCGGGTAGAATGAATTTTGACTTGCATCAAATTGGTCTACTGGGAAAATTGTTTGTGCAGTAACACCAACACCGCCTTGCGTTTGTGGAACAAAATAGCTACGGAATACATCATACGCCGGTACTACTAAATCATTGTTAATTGACAATGATAAATAGCCATTGTATAAACTCCATAGATCATCATCACTTGTACCTGTAAATGCAGTACTATTTGGATAAGAATATAATTTTGCGTTGGTTGTAGTTGCTGAACCAATACCAAATAAAATACTCCATTCAGTAGCTACGAAAATGTCTTGAAGATTTAAACGGCGTTCGTTTACTCTTACAGCTCCATTTTGCGTATCATTTACTAATACTGGAATGTGATAATTTGCGCTTGAAGTAGATAATGCTACTTCACTTCTTAAATAAGATTGTGTAATTTTTGCATGGTCTACACTATAACCTAACGAACGCACAAGTGCCTTAGCATTCTCGAACGTCATTCTTTGACCTACTTGGCTAGCCATTTTTATAAATTTTTAGTTTTTTAATTTTTTTATTAAAGGTGTAAATGAATGAATTAACATTCCTCGTCTAAACCGGCAATTGATGGGGTCATATACGAAGTATCTACTAATCCTTCACGATTATACATCGCTGCAATCATTGGAGTTTTATAATCGCTATCAGATGCAACCGCACCAATACCATTAAGAACGCCAAATGATTGGATTAATTTGATACCACCAACCGCAACCATACCATTTGCAAGACCCTGACCGGCAGCGCCTTTAACAAAACGTGGAAGAACTAAACCAACTGCAACTGGGATAGCCGCTTTGATTTTTTCGTTCGCAATTGGAACAAATTTAGTTACTAATTGAGCGGCAACACCACCCGCAATTGTATAGGCAACGCTCATAGCGGTTGAACCTACTGCGCCAATACCTGACATCTTACGTCTGCGTCTTGGTGCGCTTTTTCTTTTGTACGATTTTCTACGCATTTTTTTGTTTTTTAATTATTGTTAGAAAAATTTAAATAAGTTTTTTTAATTCTTTTGCGTGTGTTTTTAATTCAGTAATTAATTTTTTAATTTCTGATATTCTTGTTTTTATAATTTTTATATTAGCCGGAAAACCTTTATTTGATTTTAATGCAAAATTCCAATTTATTAAATATTGTTCTTGTTTTGCAATTTCATTTTTAGTATCATCATACTTTCTTAAAATCATTCGATTTTGTGAAATTACATTTTTATCAATTCCTGATACAACCCTAATATTTACATTATGACTTTTAGTGTCTTTATGGTTTTCCATTCCATTTACGCGGCGTTTATGTGCCGGAATAGTTGCCCAATTTGTATGTTTTTCTGCCGAATATCTTGGTTTAGTTTTTTGTACTACCTTTTTAGCCGCTTTTTTAGTCGCTGCCTTTTTCACAACTTTTTTTGCAGCCTTTTTAGGCGCTGACTTCTTAACAACTTTTTTAGCCGCTTTTTTCTTTTTTACTGCGCCTACTTTTTTCTTTCCGTAAACTTCTGCAAATGCTTCTTTTAATGAAACACCCGTTTTTTTGCGGATAGCTATTGCCTTTTTAAATTTTTCTTTTGCTATTTTTTGTGCTGCGGTCATTGTATTATTTTTTTGCGAATGATTTAACTAATAAAAACGCTCCGGCAACTAAACCTAATGTCAATGCAATATTCATTCCGGCTTTTTGAGTTCCTGAACCACCAGTTCCCGAACTTAATGGCGCTTTACTTATTAAAGTATTTATTGAATAATCAGTTCTATTTCGTGGTACACCTCTTACATTAAAAACGCTTTTACCCTGAAAATACTTTTGATTTAATGTATCATTAAATAATTGCGCTACATCTTTACTAACTTGCCCTACATCACTAATTCCGCTTTTAGTTCCAGACGCTCTACCAAATAATTCAAAATATTGTTGTGGGGCATCTTCAAATTCTGCATTGTCTTGCATTTTTTGAATATAAAACGCTACACGTTGGTTAGGTGTCATTTTAACCAATAGTGGCATTCTTGACTTCCATTTAAAAGTACTATTATCAAATGCAGTTAAAAAAGGGAATTGACTAAAAAAATCAGGTGTTACACCTTCTTTTGTTAATAAAGCATTTAAAACTTCCTTACCGCCTTGTACTAAAATACCGGTACCGGTAGCTTGTAAATTTTCTCTAAAATTATTTTGATTATCTTGATTTTGACTACTTGCAAAAAAATTATCAAAAAACCCGCTTATTTGCGGCATATCTTGTAACGCTCTGGTAACTTTATTAATAGCTACTTTATATTCTAATTCTTTTGAACCCCCTGACTTAATTTTTCCGCTATTTAAAAGCCTATCCCTATCACGAACCAATTGATCCCGATAAGCTGACATTTCATTAAATTTTGCTTTTGCTGAATAGTTATTATCTACTCCGCTTAATGCTATTAAACTCATTTTTACTTTTTTATCTTTAAAAAATGTTGGTTGTTTACTTTTATCATCAAATCTATCTAATACTGGGTCTATCCATATTTCATTTTTAGTTCCCGGATATAAAACTGAAAAAACGTGTCCGGGTTCTTTTACACCTTCTTTATAACTTGCAAAACGATAAGCAATCGGTACATTCATAATTCCTTTTCTTGCTAAACTTGAAAAGATGCCGTTTATTGCTAACGAGTAACTTTTGCAGTCCCCAGGCATTGAAATAATAGCTGCCGGACTTCTTAGGGTCTGATGCTCAGAACTTTCGATGTAGTATGGTACATTGTTTTTTAAAAACTCCCATACATTTTTAGCCGTTTCTTCTACATCTGCACCTACAAAATATTGACTTATTTTGTCATACTCACTATCCCATTTATAATGGGTATCAATGATACCATTAACAATGTCTTTTGTGCTTTGGTCGGTTGTAATAACTTTTTTATAGTTCTTAAACGGACTTAACTTTTGTAGTATGAAATTTTTACTATGCAAAGAACTTATAATTAATAATAAAAGGTAAAGGAACTCTATCAATATTTGCGCTACCCTTCAAAACAAAATTTAATTGTTTTGATGTGAATAAAATACTTGCCGTATTAACTAAATTCAATAAAGAAGTATTTGCAACTATATTTAATTCTTTTTCCGAATTACCCGGAATATTAATTAATTCATTAAAAGTAACATCGGCAACCTTCTGCCCACTTTCTAAAAATAATTCAGCATCTAAATTTCCAAATGTGGTTGAAACATTTGTAGGATTGAATAATTTAACCCCTAATGTAATTTCAGGGTTCAAAACATTCCCCCCTAATTTAATTCGGGTAGGAATATATGTAAGGGATTGCTGAAACCTGAACTTATTAAATATCCAGTATATCGCACCCGCTCCCAGTAACAAACCAATCCATTTTTTAGCTACCATATTATCAAAATTAAGGTTTTTTACTAAAAAACAAAAATTTTTTAAAAAATGTGTGCGTTGGTTAAACTTTTAGTTTAAAAATTTATATCTTCGCGCTTGTAGGCGCGAAGATAAAATTTAAACCACCTATTTTAAACCACTTAAACCGGTTTAATTTCTTACACATTCATTCATTTACACCTTTAAAAATAAACCTATCCTATAATCAAGTGTATAGGCACAAAAAAACCGGGTTTTAAACCGGTTCTTTGCACTTGGGGGGAATTGTGCTTGTTAATGGGGGTTTTTAAGCCAAATGCGGCAATAAAATCGTTTTGTGGACTTCTCGTATACGTTTATGTATTTTGCGCCTGAATTACGGCAAAAATCGGCAAAACTATCCAAATTTGTTACCTTCCTATATTTTCGGGGGGATATATTTAATTCAGGTTCAAAAAAAACAATTGTTGAATAAGTATTTTTCATATTTTTGTGTGGTAAGTGAATGAAATAATGGTTAGGGTAATCATTGTTTTGTCTAAGCCGGTTAATTTATTTAACCGGTTTTTTTTTGTACGCTAACATCAAAAATTCAATATCACTTTTGGTTAAAATTGTGTCATTGTACTTAAATCTTATTTGATTATTTACTTTAACCATTTTAATAAGACCGCTTTTTAGCATTTCAACTAAAAACTTTTTAAAAGTTCTTTTGGTAATCATTTTTATAGTTTTTTGTTATTAGGTTTTTTTCAATCCATATTTTACAAAGTTTTTTTGCGTAATTCGTACCCTTTGCGGTTACTTCCTGAATTTCCGAAATTATATCTTTATAAGGTTTTTCAATTGCCAATATTTGCAAAATCATTTTTTTGTGGTTCATTTCATTAAAATTCACGGGATCTATTTTGTTTGTGTTTTCCGGCTCTTTAATGCTATCAATTTGACGCCACTGGTTGTCATAATTCATTAAGACAACCGGTTCAAAATCTTCCGAACTTCGAAGGAAACGAGGTTGCAAAGTAAAGGTCTTTTTTTCTTTGTCTTTTACTACTTCCAATGTAGAACTTGCCCACCTATCACAATTTGAACCTAAATGTCCTAATGTTTGATTTCCCAACCCTTTGCCTTGATGCAAAACGCCAATAAATAGACAATTATAAATTTTTGTAAGTTTCTTAAACCAATTAACAAGTTTGCGGCTCTCAACTTCGTTGTTATAATCAAAAATAAGGTCTAAAATTCCGTCTATTATAACAACCGGGCATTCAGGGTTATTTTCTAAATAAGTTTCAATTAAAGCCCTAATTTCATCGGGGTTATCCTCACGAACGGAATAGAAGTGCGCCCATTCGGGTAAGCCATTAATACCGGCAAAGTTTTTAATTTTATTAACTTGTCTAAAAAAATCGTATTCGGATTGCTCGGTATCAAAATAAGCAATTTTGCGCCTACCTTCCGGAAAACGAAATTTCATACCAAACATATCGCCCGGCATAAAAGCACTGGAAATAGCGGCAGCGAGGAAAGTAGATTTCCCCGCCTTTGCTACGCCTGACAAAATTATAAAGTTTTGAATAACGCCAATCGGTAATTCGCTAATTGTGAATACTACCTGGTCTTTTGGGGGGATAAAATCGGGGTTGTATTTTCTTTTGGCTAATTTTTCGGGTAGGGTTATTGTCTTGTCTTGTTCCATTAAATATTTTGAATAAAGCCAAATAAAAATAGTGCAATTATAAACACTATTAAAGCCTGAATTTCATTACTACATTTGAATAACATTTGAGGTATCTTCTTTTGCATCTTGTAATTTTTGAAGGGTTTTAAAATATTCATCAGTTAAAATTTGAGCCTCTTTCATAATATTTGAAGGGTTATCTTTAAAGCCGGTTCTACTATTACCTTCCTTTGCACATACAATTGATAAAAGGACTTGCTCATATTTAGTAAAGCCGGGAATGGCTGCAATAATTCTGCCAAATTCATCTTTAATTGGCATACACGGATAAGCCGGTGCATTAGTTTGATATTTCATATTAATATTTAGATTTATAATCTTTACAAAATTCTATAAATTTTTTTGATGCATCATTTATAGAGTTATAACACGCTGGATAAATTGCATTTATTCCATTTTCTAATATATTTTGTTGAGTACTAAAAAAAATAAATGAATAACCCTCTATATCTATTATTTTATAATAAACATTATAATCGGTATCGGTGTTAATGAATTTCATCTTTTATGTATTTAGATTTTAAAGATAGACGGATAGTAACTCCGCCGGATTGATTTTCGTAAATGTCGGTAATTAATTCTTTCATTAAATTAACCTCATGCGGCTCAATATTTACAACCCTTACAATTTCATCATCAGTAGTGCAAATATTAAGTAAAAAAGCATTGTGCAAAGTTTTAGATTGTTTTGTCTTGCTCATTTTGGAAAGGGTTTTTTTCTTGAATTGAAATTGATAAAAATTTGTTGTTTGATTTGCCAAATTTGACCCAACCGGCAACCTCATAAAACTTGCCGTCTAATTTTACCCAACCTTGATAATCGGGTTGTTTTTCATTTTTTTTGTTCGTTACGGCGTTCATTGAGCCATAACCATTCAGAAGGGATTGTAGATACTCGTTTTTCATTTTTTTTTTGTTTTTTGAAGTAAAGAATAAAAGATATAAAATAGGTTAATAAGTAAACTATTATTGTGAGCGGAATAGACACAACAAATAGATATACTATTGCAATAAATTTTATTAGTAATTTTTTCATTGAAACGAATTTTCCAACATTTTAATTTCGTGGTTATAATGCTCAATTGAAGCATCAATTAAAATACGAATTTCAAATGCTAAATCAAACGGAATATCGTTTTCATTAACGGATAAGAATTTTCCCCCTGAACCATAAAAGAAGATTGTAACTTGTTCGAATGGGGTAAGTGAGCGCAGCGCCTCTAAACGCTGAATTTTGGATTGCGCACTGGCAATTTGACCCAAAATTTTTTGGTCGGTGTTAAATGTCATAAGATAGGGTTTTTTGTTTTGTAGGCTAAAATTATATATAAATAATTGAAACCACCAAATAAATTTAAATATAGGGCAAAAAAATACCCCCAAAATAGAAATTTCGGGGGTTTTTCCTTACTTGCTTGTATTTAACCCTATCTATAACAAAAATAGTTCTTTTTCAGCCTCACGGCGTCTTGTTAGACCCGGTATTACTACTAGTATTCCGGCTGAATTACGCCCTTTATTCCATTTTAGGAACTCCGCCGCTACTTCACTTTTAGGACTTCCGGCGTTTAATTTTCTTAATAAAGTTGATGTTTGAAGCGCTCCCAACCCTAAATTATAGGCAAAAGAAGTTAAACTATCCAATTGATTTTGATTAATGGGTACTTTAACGAGCTTTTTAACGCCAGTGGCAAATTTCCCGGCGTCTAATCTTAACCAACGTAAAGCCGTTTCTCTTGTTATTGTATCGCCTTCCTGAATTTTTCGTTTTAAATCGTGGTTGTACGTTGTGCCATATCCAATAGTCCAAATATTACCAGTATCACGATAAGATTTAAGGCGTTCGCCTTCAAAATCTTTAATAAAGTTCAAACCCTTTGCAGAAACTCCCATAGCGGTTGCCGTTGTAAGTAATAAAACAATTGCAGCCACAACTATAATTTTTGTTGTGGTTGTCATTATTTTCTATTGTTTAGGTTAATATCACTATCCTTTGCGGCTACTAAACCCAAACCGGTTAAAATTGCGGTTACACCGCCCGGAATATCGCCCTTAATGATCGTTGCTACACCAGTGATTAAAGTGCCTAAACCAAATAGGCTTGTTTTCCAATTTTTAAACATAAAATTATTTTTAGTTACCATAATAATTGGTCTGCATAATATCCGGCGCTGCCTTTTATATGCCTGTCCTTTTCGTGTCTAATTTTATATGCCTTACGGCGTTCATCTGCAATTTTTTTACCGCAATATTTCAAATAATAGGGATAATCTAAATAGTTTCTATCCCCAATACTTACAATAAAATTTCCATACACATCATAAACATCAATTTTTTTATTGATTTTTTCGCTTGGCAAAACAATCACATTTAATTGTTGTGCCTTCCTTTTAGTGTAAAGTAAAATCTTATACATTATTTTTTAGTAAAAAAATCGAGTTTTGTTTCAATTCGTGCCAATCGGTCTAATATTTCAGTATTAGTATTATTGTGCTTGAATAAATCTTTTTCAATTTTATCTAAACGGCTTTTAGTGGTAAAATAAAAACCACTGGCAACCGCTACGAATGTAAAAACACTAATTATCAATTCCGTTTGCATCATTTTCTACTTTATCATCTTTTAGGATTGCTCTTGAAATAATATTAAAACTATTAGCCGCTAAAAAACTTGCGTCCATATTTTCAAAAATACCGCCTTTACTTGCAGCGTCTAATACTTGTTTAATTACGCTAAGTGCTTGTTCGTTTGTCATAGATTTTTATTTTAAGGTTTGATTAAGCTAAGGTAATATTTAATTTTGTTGCCGCCCATTCGTACGCCGCTAAATTAATGTCTGAACTTGCACCCCATACATCATAGTCAGGTTCGCCCATTGTTAAATTTCCGTCTGCAAGTTTTGAAGCGTCTGCATCTAATAATTGCCAATAGAATGTTGCACTATTTAATAAGTTATCATTTATGATAATTAAGTTAAAAAGGGTTGCGGTTGCTTGTTGCCCGTTTACCCAAATGCTAATTGGTTGTATTTGTTTCATATTATTTTATATTAGTTCATTGTTATATTTGCTATGTCAAT